CGAAATGGATGAAGCAGGGGCGTGTTTCTCGGAGTGGTCCATGCTGGATGCACAATACTTCGGAGTCCCCCAAAGGCGTAGACGAGTGTTCGTCCTCTCTTGCTTTGATCCTTCAGTCGCCAGTCGAAGTCCCGAAAAAATACTTACTGTCGGGGAAAGCAGCGGAGGGAATTCTGCGAAGGGCAAACAGGCGAGGCAAAGTTCTACCAACGAAGCTGCAGAAAGCGTTGGAACAGGTGGCGAAGCCTTCCGAATGAGAGCGTTCGGTGACTACACTGATGACGACACAGCTTCAGCATTGAAAATGCGTGACTACAAAGACGCAACAGATCTGATTGTTGAACCGTTGTTATCTTTTGATACACAATTTGGGTCTAATGCAAATGTTTTTGAGAATCTATCGCCAACATTAAAAAGCTCACAACAATCACCATCAGTGATGATGCCATTCACCGCATCTAGCCACGCTGGATACTCTGATGGTGTAGGAACACTTCGAGCCAACGGTGGTGACCTAGGGGGGGGGAGCGAAACATTGTTGGTTCACTCCAAGCCAGAGACTACAAAGGTGTCGGGAATCAATACGTGATGGAGAACAAACTTGTGGTACAGCAAACGCCGCCGAGCGCAGAATGACCAAGACTTCGAGACATGGATTCGGGGGGGGGTGTGTCCCACCTTGAACGCATTTGACAACACTGGAGACAGTAGAGCAACCGTACTAATCATTGATGGCACCCGTGTAGATGATGTGCGTGTCTATGAAGAACCAGTACAAACATTGAAAGAACGCATGGGGACAGGAGGGAACAACGTGCCAATCATTGCAATACCAATACTAATGAGAGGCAGAGAAGGCAAACCAGGCGGGGGCAAAGGGCCTCTGCTTAGTGAAAACATATCTCTTACCCTTGCAGGAGGAAACGACCAAGTGTTATTTGAAACACCAACAGAAAAAGAAACAATGCAAGTACGCCGGCTAACCCCAACAGAATGTGAACGACTCATGGGGTGGCCTGATAATCACACCCTTCCCCGTGCAGACGGAAAAGAAAACTCAGACACCACCCGATACAAAATGTGCGGTAATGGGGTCGCCAGTCCGGTAGCACAATGGATAGGGCAACACCTCATGGCGATAATGAATGACGAATGAGCTGTGGGAATTCACCCGTGCTGATCCGTTCTGCACCCACTGTGGGACCGTAGAACGAGCCATACAACAATACACCCAAGACATACACGATACCTGCCCCTGTGTATGTCACCAAAACAAAACAACCGCTGTACGTAGCGCACCAAAGAAACGAACTAAAAGAAAATGAGAGATGCCTGGCATGACAAAGCGAACTGCAAAGGCGCACCATCGTCTATTTTTTTTCCGGAAATACCCAACGGAGATGTGCGGGACTTCTATTGGAAACCAGCACGAGACTTCTGCTCTACTTGCCCCGTCATAGAACAATGCCTGGCGTTCTGCCTACCATTTGAAGCTGCCACAGGAAGACGCGACGGGTTCTGGGCCGGCATGACCCCGAAACAAAGAGATCAGCACGTTCGACAACCAACCAACGTCACCTGGAAACGGTAAAAGGCTCCGACTCGTGAGAAGGGGGACACGAGCCGGAGCCAAACTGATGCTACCAGAATTAGTAACGATGTACTTGGTAGTTATATTGCCACACCATTGACGTATTTTCTGCTGCCAAAACTGCCTGTGATTCTGTCGGGAACCGCGCAGCCAGGTGTCTTGACTTCCCCCAACGCCAAACTTTCCGCTTGTCCCAAGTGAGCCAACTAACCTGCGAACCGTTCACAACATAGGCAACAACAAACTGTTGTCGTTCCAGTGCTGAACGGGACAAACGTAGTCGTTCCAATGCTGAACCCATTAGAAAGGTTCTGAACTCCAGAACTCTGGGTCCCTACCTGAACATACGGGGCATAGATCTACGTCACCATCGAAGTACCACCCGCCGGAGAAGTTAGCTACTCGCGCATCAGTGGCGGTGCCATAACACGGTAGTGACTGGCCTTCACACTTGTCACAGATTAGACAGATAAGTAATGTCATACTGTGACCCCCGCAAGTAGATTCTTCAGGCCAGTAGGGTAACGCTTGACCGTGCCATCAGGCTCAATGCGGAATGATCCGCAAGGATAGGCAAGTAGTTGCTCCCCGTCACGCTCCATGCGGCATACTGTCCCCGTCATGGCCCCGTCACGTTGCTCGCGTCCTAGCTCTATCATGTATTCCGTGCCACCACTGGCGTACACGTTGCCCATTCCCGTTGTCTCTTTGCATATCTGAACCCACTGTCGGTAGGTCATGTCTGCATCTTGTCGGCATGAATAGCCCATTGTTGTACCCCTTCTAGGTATCTGTTACCGCCCATTGTGGGCAAGTAGTACGCGGGTCACGAATCGAACGTGACAAGGCCACCCCTGGCCCCGCGTGGCGCAATTATCTTGCGCGTCGTGGCATTAGAACCCCGTGAAATTGCATGCCGGTAGCGGTACTTTGCGCGGTAATGTGCATAGGTTTATTGGGATGGATATTCTCTATCTTGACTAGCTGCTCATTCCCGTAGGCATTCTTCTTAGCCTTGCCACTGATATGACCCGCGGCCGTAATCATTTCCGCAAGGTACACAGTGTCATAGCACGCGCCCGATTCGGTTTCGCCACCCATGTCAAGTATCGACGCGCAAGCGGGAAACTCTACGTTCATAATAGGAACGTTCGACGTAACGCCCGTGCCAGTGACAACTATCTTTCCGTCGTGTTCATACAACAATTCCACAGTGTTAATACCTTTGCCAGTGGCCTTAGCTGCAATAAGTAACGCGCCCACTAATTCTACCCCGCCTACTTGTAGCGGATCAGTAGTGAGAATAATAGTTTGCGGGACAGTGATTCTATGTAGTCGATATCCATCGGTAGCAGTGAACGTAGCGTATTCGCCCGTCGTCGTCACTTGAATGGAATGTAAGTTATGTTTCCCCGGTTCTGTGGATATCGCCGGAGCAATACCTTTCGCCAGTGATACCGCTTGCGCGGGGGTTAGTGTTATCTTCATGTTGGTCACCCTTCTATGGTGGTTATCTGCCCGTCACTATTGGCGGGCATTGTGGGTAGATACGAATCGAACGTATCGCGCAGCCATACTGCCTACCCCGTAGTAGTTACTTATCGAACCCGCGTTCTATCTCATAGATAGCTTGGCAACGTGAGAACCCCGCGAGACATAACGCCACGCCAGGCAGACACCATATAATCGACACGGGCCAACCGTACAACGCCACTGCCGGCATGAACCACCCCAACATCGCAAGTGTGAACCCGCCACCGATGGCCCGCAAAGGCCACCGATACATGCGGGACCACTGGCGCGGGGTCATAACATGCGGGGAAGACTTGACCGCGGGGTGATTCGGAGAATATCGACGTGACATTATCGGCCCCCATTGTCTAGGAAGATCCCTACCCATTCGCCCATTGCGGGCAGTGGGAATGTTTCACGTTCCGCGGGCGTGAAGATATCGCGCGGGTTCGTGTAATCGGACCATGCGTTATCTGCCCTATTCCAATAGTGACCAACCCAACGGAACGCCCCGCGAATCATCGCGCTAGTTGGGTACCCCGTCCGCCTAATCATGTAGGCATCGAACCCCCGTTCCATTAGTAGCACCCCGCAAGCTCGTCAAGTGTCGCGGCAAGGGTGCCAACGTTCACGCGGACAGTAGAAGAATCACTACCACTGTGTACCACTATTTCAATTATGTTTCCGTCGTTCGTGTCGCGGGTGATATCGCAACGGGGACCGCCACAAGTCCGGAGAATCTCGATTCGGGCGCGGTCACTGTCTTCATTCACTGCCCGCAGCACGGTCAATTCCAGGCAAGTATCGTTGAGATAGTTTCCTACGACATCGGCGTAATCTTCGGGCCATTCGTTTAGACCTAGTTCGTTCTGTGCATCGACACATTCCGCGAGAAGATCACTATCCATGTCTGGCGCGTCACCATTGCGGACACGTTCGGTGTCTTCTTCTATCTCTGCCCAATTGTCTAACAGTGTTTCAAGCGCGATTAGCTCCCGCTTAATTAATAGCGCGTATTCGTACGCGTCATTTCTTAGTGTTTCCATTATGGTTACCCCTTCTAGGTATTCTGCCCGACATACTTTGTCGCGCATAGTGGGCGGACACGTGGCGAACGTGTCACGGGTCGAACCCCGCCCGATTAGGTTCTAACGCCCGTTGAGATATTCCCGCAAAGATCTAACTACCGTGGCAGTCATGTTGTAGATATTTTCCGGAATTGGTTCTACACGTTCTAGACGGTCAAGTGATTCGGCAAATAGTTCTAGTAGTTCTGAAGATTCGCGGCGTGTTTCGTTCATCACTCGACTGCTAACGGGTGGCCTATAGGTAGGGCGTGGGTTCTAATTAGTTCTACCGCGGTATGAATCGCCCCGACTATCTGCCCCTTGTAGTTGTCCGATATTTCGGGCGTGTACATGTCGGGCAAGTCACCCGCGAACTCTAATAGTGACGCTATGACGTTGGTTGTATCGTTCACGATTCCACCACTTGAACTACTAGAGCCTTCCAGTCAATAACCCGCCAACCATTCGCGCAGGCTTCACAATGGCAGTCTGTCGCGGGGTTGTAGTTATCTTCGGAACGTGTCTGTGTTTCGTAGTGAACGAACGCGAACGCCCGCGCTAGTTCTTCCGTAGGGAACTCCCCTTCGTGACACCATTCTTCTATTGGGTCCGTGTATGTCTGTGTAGAGATTACGCGGAACATTAGAACCCCGCCCCAACTACGGCCCAACACCAACCACTAGAACCAATGTCGTAGTAGTCGGTTCCGTCAATACTTACTGGCGAGATAGGAAACAATGTTTCCGTGTCTTCCATGTGTACCCAATGCGGGACACCATTTACAACGCGAACGATTCCACCTTGTAGGCAGTCTTCGTATTCGTAACCGTTCAACGAACCGAAATAGTCCGAAATTGTCTGTACTGATTCAAGCGGAAAGAATGGGCAGGCCCAACCGTTCCACCTTACTCGTGGGTCATGTATTCCATTGACAGTAATAATGTCGTCAATGGTGAATAGTGCCGATTCCATATTTCTACCCTTCTAGTAGTACGGGTGATTCCCGATATAGAGATAGTAGGGCATGTGTTGAACACTTGTCAAGTCATTCGTACAAGCTCACCCACAACCCCGCAGCGAGAAGATCAGAATCGACAACCACCACCCACCCAACCACCAACACGGGGAGAACATAGGCGGAACGTCTAGCCTGGCACGAACGCTTAGAGTGACCGGTAACTACTATGGGCGTTCGATCAGTAGTGTTACGAAATGCGGCAAGCGGGTGGGGGTGGCAGTGGCCCGCCCATAATGTTGGTTATGTAATTACTGGCTCTAGTGTGTGCCTACCGACCAGTAGGTAGAGAGCGTCACGCAACTGGGGGTGTGCCGAGGCACGGGGGGGTACATATATGTATACCTGTTCAGGCATGTTCTCACTCTTTTGCTGTGTGTGGGGTCTGGTTGTTCACTGTGCGTGGTTGGTCGCTACTCTGGGTGGTGTTAAACGGTTCGCTGGGGAGGAGGCAGGAGATAACCAGCTGCCTAGCTACCGGCTTTAGTTGGCATGGAAAGAAAAAAGAAGAACCCACCGACTTGGACCCGCATCGTGACATCGTGACGTCACTTCTTTGCGAGCAACCGAACAACGTGAGGGCGGTAGCCGCCAACGGCGGAACAAGATCGTGAGAGTCCTGGGTTTAGCTCCCCCACAGTTTAGATATCAAAGTGATACCAAGGTCGCCGTAGCCATGTTTAGCCGACACCTTAAAAGGATTCGAATGTTGTAGTCGTTCATTCAACGCTGCTTGAATCTCTTACACAATAGGATCAATAATTACATAACGGTATTGTCTGATTGCAGGATTCATCTACCCCAGTTCCCTGGTGTGAATAGCCCCGCATCATGCAACCGATGTACAGCCTTGCCTGCCTTGACGCTATCCCAGCGTGGAGGTCTTGTGAAGTTGACATCATCGTAGCACATGGTGTGTTACTATCAACGAATACTTCATAATTATTTAAGGAATTATCATGGCAGCAAAAAAAGCACCCGCAAAAAAAATGGCAGACCCACAACCAAAGAAAAAAAATCAAGTGACTTCACGCACAAGCGTTAACACTGGTTTTTCTGGTGGTGTTGGTGCCGCACCTAAAGGTGCTAGAGGCTGGTCAACAAATATCAATCCAGCCAATAAAGGTGGACGACCAAAAGTTTCTCCTAACATGCTTCCAGCAGGCAAATCAAAAAAGAAGTAATAATGCCTCAGGTAGGAAAAAAGAAGTTCCCATACACCGCCACTGGAATGAAGGATGCCAAGATGGCAGCTAAGAAATCTGGTAAGAAGATGGTTTCGGCTCCTAAAAAAAAGATGAAGTAATGCCTGAAGATTCTCGCCTTAAACGAGCAGGTGTCACTGGGTACAACAAACCTAAAGCAACTCCTAAGCACCCGACTAAATCTCACGTGGTTGTAGCCAAGGTTGGTGACCAAGTGAAAACGATTCGATTTGGTCAGCAAGGTGTTAAGGGTTCACCGGAAGGTTCTGCCCGTAACAAAGCGTTCAAGGATCGTCATGCTTCTAACATTGCTAAAGGAAAAATGTCTGCCGCTTACTGGGCTAACAAAGTTAAGTGGTAGAATAAACCCAGTATGGGAACAAAAAGAGCTGTCCCAATTCAGGACAAAGCCAAGTTCTTCGCTTTAATAGCTTCAGGACGAAACATTAAAGATGCCTGTGCCGAAACAGGGGTACACGTAAATACGGGTTCCCGCTGGTTGAAACGAGCTAAAGAGCTTGAAGCGAACCGTAAAGAAGCAAACCATAAAGCCAACACTGGTGCAGGCAACGGTGGTCGCCAGGAACGGGCGCACATGGACTTCATGGATACCATTGATCTCCCATCTGCTATCCCGCATGACATGCTTTGCGAGGAAGCCCTTCGAGGGTTGGAAGATTTTGATTATTTTCGCCGGCGATATTTAGGGCGTGTGCCAAGCCCGTGGCAAGTCGAAGCTGCGTTGACTCTTGTTAAACTATTGGAGTCTGAAGAAAAAGAATTCGTAGTTCTTAACGTCCCCCCAGGCGCAGGCAAATCCACTTTGTTCCATGATGTTGCTGTGTGGGCGATAGTACGCAACCGCAGGGTGCGTGTCATGATCGGGTCAGTGTCGCAGAACATGGCGAAGATGTATTCCCGTCGTATTCGTGAAACGCTCGAAAGGGTTTCCCCAATTCTCCCTGATCCGATGATGGTACAAAAAGGTCTTGCTATTGACGCTGAAGGGTGCTTAACTATTGACTATGGACGATTCAAACCAGTGGACAAAGGTGCCTTATGGCGGGCAGAAGAATTTGTCGTGGAGCAACTTGACGGAAACGGCTTGGACAACAAAGAGCCAACTGTCCGTGCCTACGGAATTGAAGCAGAATTCATCGGACACCGAGCCGACCTCTGCCTTTTCGACGACGTTGCCTCACCAGATAACGCCCGTGAAAGCGTCGCAAGGGATAAATTACTGGAAAGATGGGATGGCGTTGCAGAAGCACGTTGCGACCCAGGTGGTTTACTGGCTGTTGTTGGACAGAGACTCGGATCAGGAGACCTCTACGCCCACTGCCTCTCAAAAGAAACCTACGACATTGAAGAAGACATCAGCTATGACGGGTCGGATGTTGAAACTCCTGAAGATGTTCAAGAAGGTCAACCTGTTCGGCAAAAAAAATACCGCCAAATAATCTATAAAGCGTATTATGAGGAACTAGACACAGGTAAAGAGTCCCGTTCATTCAAATCCCTGCCATACCCTGACGGTCCCCTGCTAGATCCCCGTCGTTTGCCGTGGAAAGACCTGTCATTTATTCGATACTCCAAACCTGACCTGTTTAACGTGGTGTATCAGCAAGAAGACCTTGATCTTGACACCCGACTGGTACACCGTACGTGGATTACAGGTGGGATGGGACCAGATGGGGTTGACTATCCAGGCTGTGTAGATAACCACCGTCAACCTGGGCATATCCCTGAAGGTTTAGCCCACCCGTGGATCAGTATCGTTGCAGTAGACCCATCTCCAACTATGTTTTGGGCGTTTGTATGGATCATCTACCAGCCTCAAACCAACCTTTATCACGTAGTGGATATCGAGCGTGTCAAATTATCCGCTGAAGAAGTCCTTGGATACGACACCATGACCGGTCAATACTCTGGGCTAATGGACGAATGGCAAGAACGGTCATACCAAATGGGTTATCCCATCTCTCACTGGGTTGTAGAAATCAACGCAGCCCAACGGTTCCTTTTAGCCCACGACTTTGTACGCAAATGGCAAGCCCTACATAGAGTCAATGTGATACCACATACCACCAGCCGCAACAAACTAGATGAATCACTAGGTGTCGAAGCCTTACTGCCAGCGGTGATTCGTTCAGGGGCTTTACGCCTACCTTCCATGAGTGGCAACTGGAAAACTTTGGCAGCTACAGACGAGTTAACTAAATGGGCTAGAGATAAAAAAAGCGGTACAGACATTGTTATGGCATTGTGGATGGCAATTTTGAACCTGCCAAACCTAACACAAGCAAAGGCTCCACCAAGGCAATGGCGACCAAAATGGCTATGATGTGTTATCGTTGCATTGTTTGTAACCAAAGGTGACGCATGAAATCAGTTGAAGAAATCGTTGATCTATACAGAGAGCGTCTTGAAGCGCAAGGTCCGATTCTCAATCAAATGCGGGAAGTACGCCGCCTAGCTAACGGCGATGTTGTTGTCCCTCTTAATGAACTTGACCGTTCAGCTCGTTCTTCTGTAGCTAACCTGCTTGTTCAGGGTCTAGATCAGATGTCTATGCGTGTCGCATCTACTATGCCTTCTCCTTATTTCCCTGCAATGCGTGAAGGGCAAGACCGTAGTATGGCTTTGGCTCGTGACCGGAAGCGAGCCATGCTTGCTATCTGGGATCAGAACCGCATGAACATGAAGATGCGTCGCCGTGCCAGGCACTTACTTGCGTATAGCAACTCGCCTATTTTTATTAAGCCTAACTTTGATAAGCGCATCCCTGAATGGCAGCTTCGCAACCCGCTTGATACCTTCCCTGCGCCAACTATAGATGTTGACAACCCAGTCCCAGATAACTGCATCTTCACATACGCCCGTACATACCGTTGGTTAACCCAAAACTACGGCTACAAAGTGGACGGGATCCTTCGTGTAGGGCAACCATCATGGGACACAATGTTCAAAATCCTTGAATACGTCTGCGACAACGAAGTAGTTACTTGCGTTATTGGCTCAGAAAAAGGCATAGCAATGGAATCGGGCGCACCATTCATGGGTGCCAACGTGGTTGAACTAGAACGAATCAGCAACAAAACAGGTATGCCACTCGTAGTAGTACCACAACGCATTACTCTTGACAAGCCACACGGACAATTCGATGGTCTGATGGGGATGTACTACACCCGTGCAAGATTGCAAGCCCTCACCGAAATCGCTATTGAACGTGGCATCTTCCCAGATGAATACCTGATTGCTCGCCCAGGCGAAAACCCAGAGATCATCCAGATTGCCGACGGTAAAACAGGGCAACTTGGTGTCGTTAAGGGTGGAGATATTCAGGTTCAAAACATCTCACCTGGATACAAAACAGACGTAGCTCTTGACCGTCTTGAACGCCAAGAACGCCTCGAAGGTTCTATCCCAGCAGAGTTCGGCGGAGAATCAGGCACCAACATCCGTACTGGTCGCCGTGGAGAAAACATCCTCGCAGCAACCGTTGACTTCCGTGTACAAGAAGCCCAAGATTTGTTTGCTTCGTCAATGGTTGAAGAAGACAAGATTGCTATCGGAATTGAAAAAGCCTATTGGGGTAACAACGCCAAATCATTCTTTGTTTCAGGCATGGGTGGGGGAGTCAAAGACTACACACCAAACAAACTATGGGAAACAGACTTCCATTATGTTTCATACTCCGCAGCCGGTTCCGACGTGAACAGTCTTATTGTGGGTCTTGGTCAGCGTCTAGGTACAGGACTTATGTCTAAAGAATCAGCTCGTGAAGCAGACCCACTTATCGCAGATCCAGAGATGGAAAAGGACCGCATCGTTGCTGAAGGAATCGAAGCTGCATTGTTGTCTTCTATTCAGGCACAAGCCGCAGATCCGAACGGTCCATACCAGCCAGACGACCTTGCATACATTGCTGAACAAGTTGCTTCTAACAAGATGACACTTCCTAAAGCAATCATGTCAGCGCAGAAGCGGGCGCAGGAACGACAGGCAGAAATGGCACCAGCTGGCGCACCTGAAACACAACCAGGGCTATCAGCACCAGGTATGGGTATGGAACAACCAGCAGGTCCACCAGCAGGTCCACCAAATATGGACGCAATGTTGGCTCAACTTGGCGGTGGCGCAGGTTCATCTGCACAGCCACAATCACCAGGTGGAGTAATGGCACTAGCTAATAGTCTTGGAGGGGCATAACAATGGCTAAGGATTATCCAAATCGTTCAGATCTTCGTGGGGGCAAAGTTCCCAAGATGGCTGCAACAGGACAAACATACGGTGAAGCAGGGAAACAAATGGCTTCCCAATCTGCTGTACCTATGGCTGCACCACCAACAGAAAACATCCCACAGGTTCAACCTGGTCAAATGGGTAATCTTCTTCGCCCAACTGAACGACCAACAGAACCCGTCACTGCCGGCGCATCGTTCGGTCCTGGTCCTACACCAATGACACAGTTCGTTGTTCCACGCAACAACGACCCAGTGCTGAACGAACTTCGTGGTTTGTATGAAGCGTTCCCTTCTGAAGAACTTGCCGACATGTTGGATTCATATGTCCGTGAAGGGTACTAATGGGTTTTTCACCATTCGATCCTGTTGATGAAGACCAATCCAACCTTGAAGTCCAGCAAACATTAAAGGCTGTATCAGACGCTAAAGCAACCGCAACCCCTGAAGTTGCTAAACGGATTAGCGACATCTACAAAAAGTCTCCTTACATTCCTGCTTCAGTCATTATTGCTATGGCTAAATCTGGTACTTCCGATGGTGCTGTTAATACAATTACAAATCTTGCTGGCAAACAAATGGTTGCCACAAACAATCCAAACAAGCCAGATAAACAATCATGGTTTGAACGCAACGTGTATGGCAAAGCGAAAGCTGCTTCTCGTTGGAGTTTCGCAGCGTTGCAACTTCTCCCTGACCTTGTACAAAATGCTGGTGCTGAAGCGTTCTCTGCTAACGACCCTGAAGGAACTAATGGATTTTTTAAGTCCACAAACCTTGGAACAATGCTTGCCGATTCAGGTCAAGCCGGTACAGGATTTTTTATTGGCGAAGAAGCCGCAAAGAATCAAGCGGCTCGTGCAAGGGAATTCCGTGGGACAATCAACGGCAGTGCTTGGACAGTAGGGCGTGGAGCCGCACAACTTGCTTTCACTCCTGGCTCCAAGGCTTACAGTGTCATGTCAGGTTTCCTTGACGCTGGTGTCAACATCCTTGCCGACCCGACTGGTCCTTTAGGATCAAAGATTCGTAATGTTGCAGCCATTGATGAGGCGTTGCCTAATGTTTTGCGTACAGCCAAATCTCGTACTTCTCGTGCAGCTATCCCAGGCTTGGCAGATGAAACGGCTATTGCTGGGGCTAGAGCTTTGGCTCGTGGCGAAGCAGGTATGTACACCGCCGAATCTATTGCCTTTGAACAATCCAAATTCGGCAAGTGGGTAACTACACATCCTGGTGCTGTTCGTGTTACTGAATGGGTCGCAGGTGTTGCAGCAGACACCACAACAACTCTTGAAACAAAAACTCGTATCATCTTGGAAAACATTGACGGGTTAAGCCCCGATGTTGCTAGAGAGTTCGCCCAGTCAAACACTGTTCAAAAGGTTCAAGGAGTTTTGGGTGAGGCTTCAGCAAGACTTGCTAACAATCCAGACAACATTCTTCTACCTAAAGACATTCGTAAAGTTTCTGCGGCTGGGGTAATTAAGCCTTGGCTTGATGACAATGTATCTGAACGGATTCCTTTTTACCGTTCTATCCGCAATGGGCGTATCCTTTCGGATGTCCCTGAGCAATCATTGATTATTAATGGTTCTGGTCTTGACAAATCAAAAGCAGTAAGAACATTTTCTAACTACCTTAAAGGTACAGGGTTTGCTGAAGATAGTGATGAATATATTGACATGATGGATACAGTTGTTCGTGCTGTAACCACCGAAGAAAAAGCTGCTTCCCGTGTCCACATGAAGGACGCTTACGACAAAGTATTCAAAGCTATCTATGAAAAAGCTGGTGGATCAAAAGAAGATGGTGTTCGCATTGGGCAAATAATGAAAGAGAAAGCCGACAAACTTCTTCTTGATGCCCGCACATATTCAATTAACGAATCTGGACTTCCTGACGATGGCGGGTTCCTTAAAGTCTTACTTGAACACACCAACCAAGACGAACTGTTAAAAACCTTTGGTCCAGAGACTTTGAATAACCCAACAATGATAAGTCCTGGTGCTTTAGTTGAATTAGCCGATGACGTTATGGTCCTTCCTGACTATAGGGAACTTCGAGCATTGACAGGCAAAATGGCTTTTGCCCGTAAAAGCAAAACAATTGACGGTGTTCGTATCCTTGCCGAGTACACACAAAACGAAATTTGGAAACCATTAACCCTAGCCAGTGGTGGTTACATTATGCGTAACATGATGGACGCTCAAACACGTATGGCTATGGGTGGACTAGCCAACGCTTTTACCGACCCTGTTGACATGATTATGTGGATTACTCGCCGTAAGGGAAAGTTTGACATTCTTGGAAACGAATTTGACAATGCTATTGGCAAAGAGGCAGCAGAGTATCGTCCTGAGTTTGAAAAATTCTATGAATCATTAACGTACGACATTTATCGCAACATGGAAGACAGCAGTGTCGCCAAGCAACGGATGGTTCGCACAGGTAGCTTTTCACAGATTGAACGCACCGGAAACAGGGATGCCCACACCAGTGCATATGTAGCCAACCTGCGTCAGATATTTATTGACCCTGTGATGAACCGGATGTCACGCATTTTTAGTGCCGCAGAAAGTCGTACAGACAGACTTGAAAAAGTTAAACAATGGCTTACATCACCAGCTGGGGCTAATGCAGCTGAATCGTTTAGGACTTACCTACAAACAGGTGTCAAATATGTTGACCCAAAAACAGGCAAAAATGATTTCATTAAACTTGGAAAAGACATCCCAGATAGTCTTCTCCACGAATGGGTAGACAAACTTCTCAACTCCAAAGTTGAAACCATTGTCCGTGGCGACGAAGAACTAAGAATCATTGCTGGACACAACCGTGTTCCACTAACAAAACTTGTCGATGGCAAGGTAACTCTTTTCAACCGTGAAGTCATTGACGCAGCTGATGTCAACTTTGCTAGAGATCTCCGTAGCGGTGATGGCGAAGTTGGAAGCATCATCAGCCTGTTTGACGGTACAGGCAGAGAATACGAAGGCATCATTATTGGTGAACGAGTAACTAAAGCCATTGAATACGACACCGCTTTTGGAGTTTCTGAACCAGGCAGAAAACTAATCATCCAACCTGTCCACCCTGGTGAGGCTTTTGATGGGGAAACAGGATCAGATGCTTTGCGTGGATTGCTTAACGCTAAAGGCGATGATGGCAAACTTGCTCAGGTTGTTAAACGCCCAGAAATGGGTGTTGCTAAAGACCCAAACATTTCTACAGAGTTCACCCAACTGCGCCGGAGAATGGTTGACTTCTTCTTTACCAGCATCAACGGCAAGGCAACACAGGTTCTTGAAAAGTCACCCACATTCCGTCAGTTTTATTTCAAAGAAGTCCTTGACACTGCTGACCTGTTAAGCCCAACCGAAGCCCGTAAGTTACTTGACGACATTGTTAAACGAGCCGACGCTGAAGGAATGAAACCAGCACGTTACGTTGGCAACAAAGAAACCTTAAAGAAACTTGCTGATGTAGCCGCAGATTCCACATCAAAAGCCACCGGCACAATTGACCAGCTTGACGGGTACGCCAAAGCTGTAGCTCTCAACCAAACAAAAGACCTACTCTACGACGCAAGCCGTAAAAGTAACCTCGAAGATATGCTCCGCATCATTGTCCCATTCGGCGGTGCATGGCGTGAAGTTCTCACGACCTACGCAACCAAAATGATTGAAGACCCAACCCGCATCCGCAAAGCCCAACTGATATTTGACGGTGGACGCAAATACGACAGCAGCATTACCGGTGGTCAAGAAGGACAAGGGTTCTTTTACAAGGATCCAGTAACAGGGGAATACTCGTTTAACTTCCCAGCGTCAGGATGGATCAGTGAACTCCTCACAGGGGTCAACGCCCCTATGCAGGCACCAGTCAAGCGACTATCCATTGGTCTTGGTGTTCTCCCTAGCATCGGTCCAGTAGCACAAATTGCTTATTCAAAACTTGCTCCAGACACCCCTAGTTTTGACTGGGTTACGTCAATCCTTTTGCCGTATGGTCGTAAAGAATCTGTTGGTTTTGTACCGATGTGGGCGAAGCGTATGGGTGAAGCATGGAACGCCAACACGACAAACCTTCAAAGCGTCTACGGCAATACCTACGTTGATGTACTTCGAGCGTTGTCAACCTCTGGCGAATACGACCTGTCTGACCCTAACGAAAAAGAACAGTTATTTGCTGATGCCCGATCTAAAGCTCGTGTCATAACAGGATTGAGGGCTTTGGGTCAATTCTTCGGTCCAACCAGTCCATCACCTGAGTTTCAAATTGAAACCGCATCTGGTGATATCTATGCAACCCAGCTAGTTAAAGAGTTCCAGAAACTTCAAGATCCGAACTCCATCGGGGCTGACGGTATTGCAGGAAACTACGACACAGCGGTTGAACGCTTCTTAAAGATTTACGGCAACGACGCCATCCTTTACTTGTCTAACAAAACTGAGTCGGTTGCTGGCGGTCTTGAAGCCACGGAACAGTTCGGTGATTGGGAACGCTCCAACGGTAAACTGTTTTCACAATACGCCGATGTTGCAGGGTTCATGGCTCCAGGTGGGGATGACTTCTCGTTTGAGGTATGGTCACGCCAGTTGGCAAGCGGAAAGCGTCGCCGTTTGACAGACCGTGAAATAGTTGACGCAGCCCAATACAAGGCAGCTTCAGCCCAGTACCGTTCTTTGCGGGATCAGTTGCCTGCTAACCCTTCAGAGAATCAAAGGACTTGGTTGCGGTCTTGGCGTGTCGAACTCAACAAGCAATACCCTGGCTTCCCTGTTGTTGCACAGTTCAACCCTGGTGAGTTCCCAGCCAAAATTGCTCAAATGAAAAACATGGTCAACGAAGAAAGTCTTGCCGACAACGATGTCGCCCAAGCATTGAAGCAGTACCTTGATGCCCGTGACAGTGCCTTGGCAAACGCATCTGCGGCTGGCTACTCATCACTTGACTCCATAGCTGCCGCACCACTTCGTGACTGGCTTGCAAGTATCGGTGTAGCACTAAAAGAAGAAACCCCAGAATTCGCACGTATATATGAAAGACTATTGTCTTACGAGGTAGAGGCTTAATATGGCAACAGATCCAAATCCAAAACTTGACGCCAACGGGCAACCAGTTGGGCAAACAACAAATCCAAAACCATCTCTGACAGCACCAGCAATTAGCGGTTCATCTTCTAATGCTTTACCAGCCGGACAAAAGATTCGCCCACGTCGTGCGCAAGCAATGCCTGGAAGTACTTTGCCTACAAGCGAAGAACAATTTTTTGACCCCAAAACAAGAATGTATACAGGTCAACAACTTGTCAACCCTAAAGGCTTCCTTGAACGCAGTCAGTACAGCTCCGATGAGGCATACGGAGAACTAGCAAAATACACCCCTGTTGAACGCCGTAATCTGTTGAATCGTTTTCAGCAGTTAGGGATATACGGTAAATCAAAACCTTCCAACAGTGGATTTGCAACTAGAGACTTGAACGCTATGCGTGAAGCAATGCTGTGGGCAAACGCTAACGGTGTAACAATTGAAGCAGCCCAAACACTCATGGCTTCCGAAGTAGGTTTCGCCCCATCCGGCGCAGCCAAAAGAATCCGCACCACCCCCAAGCAAGACTTAACTGCTGTATTCCGCCAAGCTGCAAGTTCCGTTCTTGGTCGTCAACTTTCTGATTCTGAAATCAACAAGTTCGTCAAGTCATACAACAGGATGGAAGTTACTGAAGGAACAGGTGGAGCTATTGCCCCCAATGCTGCTGTAGCTGCTGAACAGTTCGTTAAGACTGGCTCACCGCAAGAAGCACAAGCTATGGGGGCTTTAACCTTGACAAACATTATTGACAACGCAATTAAAGGACTTGGATAATGGCTACTGTAGAAGAACTACAAAAAGAAGCACAAGCCTTAAAAAAGGTATTTGATAAATACGACATATCTTCAAACCCTGATGGTAGTTACACAGTCGATGATAAGCGTCTTTCTGCTAAAGAATTTGGTGCAGCAAAGAAAGTTGCTAAATCAAATTATGATCGTGTTAATAAGCAATATAAACAACTGCAAGAAAAACGGACAGCAGGAACAAAACTTACTGAGTCGAATGTTTCTGAATTAAATACAGAACTACAAAAACTACAAACAGAAAACACCCGTAGAGCTGCCAACATAGCTGCTCAAAGAGGTGAAGGAAAATTTGGTGGTTCACAAACCGTTATTGATAACAACAATAAAAGAATAAAAGAGATAGAAAAAACTCTTATTTCTTTAGGTAGTACGCCACCGCAGGGACCTCAGCGTCCTGAAGGAATTGTAGCCACTCCTGCTTCGGCTGCTGTTTTTAGAAAAAAAGAAGGTTTTGCTCCTGGTAAAACTGATGCACAAAAGAAAAAAGACGAAAAGAAACCGCCTGGTGTTGTAACCAATAAAGTTGGTGACTCCCGTGTGGTCAATGGTGTAACGGAAAAATGGGATGGTACTAAATGGGTACCTGAAAAGAAAACTGCCGTTGCGGTTGTTGATTGGAAACCCAAGTTCCGTGAAATGTTCCCAAGTCAATCATGGTTGCTGGATTTAGACAGCACCAAATACTCTGGTCTTTTCAAGTTGCTTGAAACAGGTGTTAAAGACCAAATGTGGTTAACCACTGAAAGTCAACAGCGTTTTGCTGCACAACTTAACAACACAGATTTTTATCTCGAACTCAAAACCAACGACACAGTTAGAAACATCAAGTCTCTTGTTGGCGACCTTGGATTTGACACCGTGCCGTTTAACACTTTCCTTAAAGACACAATGAACTTCGGTTGGAAAGACGACACCCTCAAACAAAAAGTCTATGAAGAAGCCTTCCGTAAAGACCCAGCCACAGGTAACTACGTCAACACCACCACCGTTGAACGAGTACGCAAATCAAGCCCATACCTGTCGATAGCCAACATTGGTAAAGCGTTCTTCAGCACAGTCTCCGACAGCACCATCGCCGGAGTTTTGACTGGATCAATGATTCAAGACGATGTTGTCCGTCAACAGCGTGAACTGGCTAAAGGCAAATACGGTCATCTATCTAACCTGATTGATCAAGGTTTAAGCCTTGCAGACATTTCTGATTCATACAAAACACAAGCATCAAAAATTCTTGAACGGGACCCAAACAGTATTGACATGAGCCAAGGTGCCTATTCAAAAGCGTTTGACTTTGGAGAAGAAGGAAAGAAACGTCTGATGTCAACAAGCGAATGGGAAACTAACTTGCGTTCAGACGCTACTTTTGGTTGGGATAAAACACAGAACGCTAGGGATGAAGCCCGTGCTTTGGCTAGTAGCATTTCACAAGCATTTGGTAGGGTCATTTAATGAGTAACTTTGAAAACAGCGGTCTACCAAACATTGACTTTTCTAACATTGATTTCTCTAATGTCGATTTATCCGGTGTTGATTTATCTGGTATAGACATTCCTGGTATTGACGCAGCCGTTGCAGCTCCAGCAGTCGCAGCCCCGACACCCATGGCTTCTATCGCCCCGACACCCACCATGGCTCCTACATACACTCCGCCGGTACAAGATGCCAACACAGAATCAGCTTTCGGTATCCTCAAAAGCACTCTGGAGTATTACGGTTTAAGCGATAACGATTTGCTGTCCTCTGTACGGACCCTATGGACAAACAAAACCATCAAGCCAGGCGACAGCGTTGACGAAATCGGTATTCAGTTGCGTGACACTCCTGCGTTCAACAAACGGTTCCCTGCCAACAAAACCCTCAAAGACCAAAACAAGCCACAATTCTCAGTGTCTCAATACTTGCGTATGGAAGCAGACTATAAACAACGGCTTCAAGCAGCCAACATGCCTGCTGGTTTCTACGACGACCCAACCGACTTCCAGCAACTCATCGCCAACGATGTCTCGCCAGAAGAACTACAAGGACGCATAGATCAGGGATACCAAGCAGTAAAGAACGCCAGCCCTGCT